AGAATGACCTTCTGCTCCGTGTTGGCTATAATGAGATTGAACGTAAGTATGAGAAGGTTCTGTAAATGCCTGCTGGAACTATTGCATTAGGGACCGCTGTTGCTGGGTTATTTGGTGCTACAGCAGCAGGGGCTACGGCATTCGCTATCGGATTCGCAACCCAAACCGCAATCGGTCTTGCTCTATATGCCCTCAGTCCAAAGCCGAAACTGTCTGCTGGCGGCGGGTATCTCATCACCGGCAACGGCGCGGCTCTGGACCATCAGATCATTTACGGTCGAACAAAGGTCGCAGGTGTTCGTGTCTTTGACACCACGGAAGGTAACAACGGAAACAACAAGTTCCTGCATCGTGTGATTGCATTTACTGGTCACGAGATTGAAGAATTTGAGAAGATCTACATTGATGGCGTAGAGATTCTAAGTCGCGACGGAGATGGGAACGTAACCTCAATCGACGCTGATGATTCCGACAGGTATGATGGATTTGTCGATATTCACGAGCATCTTGGTTCTCCAGATCAGACTGTAGACTCGCTTCTGAAGTTGCGCGTGGGTGACGACGTTAACGCTCCGGATTGGGGTGATAATCATCGCCTTCGCGGTGTTTCGTATCTCTATATTCGCATGAAATACGATGCTGACGTATTTCCGAGTGGTATTCCTGAGATCACCGCACTCATCAAAGGCAAGAAGGTCTATGACCCTCGCACCGGAACAACGGCATGGTCGGACAATTCCGCCCTGTGCATTCGGGATTATATCTCATCGGAATACGGTCTTGGGGAAGAAAATGGCTCGATTGACGATACATCGGTAGCGACAGCAGCAGATATTTGCGACCAGAGCGTGACTGACGCGAACGATTCTTCTGTCTCATCAAGATACACCTGCAACGGTGCGTTCACAACAGACCAGCAGCCCGTAGATATCCTTGAGGGTATGGCGACTTCAATGGCTGGTATCTTGTGGTATGCGCAAGGTCAGTGGCGTATGAAGCCGGGTTACTGGACGCCACCTACGCTGTCTCTTGACGAGGACGACTTTATCGGGCCGATCAGGGTTAATACTAGGCATTCGCGTAGAGACAACTTCAATGGTGTCAGAGGCACCTACAGGGGTGCTGCGAGTGACTATCAGCAGACCGACTATCCATCTGTTCAAGATGCCGGTTCCCTTGCTGCTGACAACGATAAGGAATCATGGGCTGACCTAAATCTCGCATTCACAGACACGCCTCAGATGTCGCATCGCGTGGCGAGAATTGCGCTTGAGCAAAATCGGCAACAACTCGTTGTTCAGGCTGACTTCAATCTGAAGGCATTCAAGTTGCAGATTGGTGATGTGGTGAACATCACTAACAGCCGGTTTGGCTGGTCATCCAAAGAGTTTGAAGTCATCTCTTGGTCGTTCGGTGTTGGTCAGGACTTGGCCATTCCTGTGACCATGACGCTCCGGGAAACGGCTGAAAGCATCTACGATCAAGTGGCTGATGGCGCGACGTATGAATTGGACAACACGTCTCTGGCGTCACCCTTCACAACTCAGACTCCCGTTCTCGGAAGTCCCGTCATCAACAAGGAAGTTCAGGAAGATGGCACGACCCTAATTAGCGTTGATTTCTCTTGGAGCGTGACTGACGCATCCGAAATCGTGTATTACGATTTCGAGTGGAAACTCGGCGGCGCATCGGATTACAATTCCACGACCCTTAGTCAGACAACCTTCAGCCTCACAGGGCTGAACAACCAGACCACATACGATTATCGTGTGCGCTCCGTTAATCAGCTTGGGATTGCCTCACCGTATGCGAGTAGTTCCGTCTCGACTGGAAAGGACACGACTACTCCGAAAGCACCAACAAACGTTTCGGTAAACGGTGGGTATAGGCTCTGCACAGTCAGGTGGGATGCCCCCAATCAAAACACAGACAATTCGTCTCTGTTCGATCTTTACCAACATAAAGTCTATCGCGGTGCAACGTCTGGTTTCACACCGAATGATTCCACAAACTTGGTTGGAATCGTCTCGGCTGATTACTTCAATGATGGCGGTCTCGATAACAACACGACCTATCACTACAAGGTCAAAGCCATTGACTATAGTGGGAATGAAAGCGCGGCGTCTGGGTCGGGTTCTGGGACAACACAAGCAGACATCTCATCCGACACGCAAGATCTGATCGACAATGCGGGTGTTCAGACTGTTGATACGTCAACCGCTACTGGTGCATATAATGGGCAGATTGTCGTCGATTCAACAGACGGTAATCTCTATGTGTGGGATGCCGTTCTCGGGGATTGGGTTCCCGCTGTTGAGAAGGTAGACCTGACTGGTGCTGTGGACGTGGCTGATTTTGCTGCTGGCATTGCTCCCCCAACCATTGTTACATCTCTTCCAGCCTCTGGCGACTACCAAGGGCAAATTGTATTCCTTACATCCGATAACAAACTCTACCGCTGGACTGGATCGGAGTGGACTGTCGAGGTTGACGGAGAGGATATTGTAGCCAACAGCATTACCACCGGGAAGCTCGCTGTTGGTGCCGTCGGTGCTGACCAAATCGCTGCAAATGCAATCACGACAGAAAAGCTGGCAGTTGGAGATTTCAGTAGTAAGGTCACGAACTACACGTTCTCAAATTCCGGTGAGGGTTGGGATCTTGACGCCAACATGTCGGTTATCTCCGCTGATTCCGGTAGTGGAACAAACGCCATAGCCACGATGCCTACACCGCAGGCTCTACGCGCCAATATAGATGCGAGTGAACTGATCACAGATTACTCTATGTCCACGCCGGTCGTTCCGGGTGAAAAGTATCTGCTGTCATTTGATTATGCTGGTGTAGGGTCAAGTATAAGCAGGGTGTGGCGTGTCCAAGTTTACTTCAGGGACACTGAGGGAAACTTCTTGTCGCTTGAGACGAACGACCAAACAGTCACAACGACCACATGGACAGAAACCACACGGGAAATCACTGTTCCATCTGGAGCGGCTGTGATCTATCTTGTCAGGATCAGGGCTGTCGCCTCTGGCTCCTCCAACCAAATCTACATCACCAACGTCAGGCTCAGGAATATATCCTCGGGCGTCCTGATTGAAGATGGCTCCATCACTGCCAACAAGATCATCACGGGTGGTATTGATGCTCAAGATCTCATAGTTGATGGCACCATCACTGGTGTTCTGATTGAAGCTGGGACGATTGAGGCAGATAAGATCAAGATTGATAATGTAACGCTTGATACGGACGGGTCTGGGAATCTAATCGTATCTGATAATGGGATTGATTTTACTCAGATCGCCAATAACGCTGTATCTAACTATCTGACTTTTGAAACTACAATTGGACTTGGTGGAGATAGTGACCCAGAGGATTACGTCCTTTCTTTTTCGCCTGACCATGACGGAGTGGCACACATAATCGCAGCGGTTGACTCAGATGGAACCAAAGGAACTAACCCTTCTTGGGACTTTGTGCTTAGGAGGGAAAATTCAGGAGGAACTTTTATTGAGACCTTGGACGCATGGGATGCGGTTGATGACGGTGTTGTTGATGTTAAACCAGTCACAGGGACTTTTTCAGTGTCTTCCGGCACAACTTATTATGTTAGATTTAGATGCAGAAACATGACAAACTTCACCAGTCACTCTTTTAACATAAAAGGTGTTATATTGGGACTTTACAGATGACCGAAATTATTGAGATAACCACATACGATGAGTCGACCGGACGCGTTACGGGCCACGTGAGGTGCGATCACAAAAATGCGGAAGCAAACTCACCATATATACTAGGAAAATTCCCTGCTCAAGAATTTCTAATTATAAATGGTGAGCCAGTAAGAAAGCCGGATGAAGAAATAGAAGCGGTTGAAGTCCATAAATATTGGTTAACCCTAAGAAAAAATAGGAACGGCCTTCTATCTGAATCCGACTGGACACAAATCCCTGACGCTCCACTAACAGAAGCACAAAAAACAGAATGGCAGACCTACAGGCAGCAGTTGCGTGATCTTCCGGCCAACACAGAAGATCCCAGAAACGTCACTTGGCCCACTAAGCCGTCCAGTTGAGTCACCACCTCTGAGATGTTAGTATTATCCATGACGCCGACACGGAAAAGTTTAGAAAGTTTGGACATGGAAGATTGGATTTCGTCATACTGGCGTCAGTTCGCGGCGGCTATCGCCTTTGTTGTTTGGCTCGTCAGACTGGAGGCTAAGGCGGTGACGAACGAAAAAGAGATAAAGCGGATCTGGCAGCAGCGGAAAGAGGATATGGACGCAGCCAAAGAGGCCCGTCAGCAAACGAACGTCATGCTTCAAGAAATCCGAGACGACATCAAAGACTTGATAAGGCAGACAGCAAAATGACTTACCTCCCCGACAACAACGTAAAGTGGATCGTCATCCACTACTCAGCCACTCCAATCGAGCAGAACTATAGCGCCGCCGACATTGATGCCATGCACAAAAAACGCGGCTTCAAGGAAATCGGATATCACTTCTTCATCCGCCGCAATGGACTAGTCGAAAAAGGCCGAGACCTGAGCCAGCCGGGGCGCTTTGAACAAGGAGCACATTCCAAGGGCGAGAACGACGCATCAGTCGGCATCTGCTACGAGGGCGGTGTCGTCATGGGCGATCCCAACACCGGCTTTGATACACGCACAGAAGCGCAAGAAGCCGCTATGATCCGGCTCATCAATGATCTTCTGGTGCGCTTCCCCAACGCCAAGGTTGTCGGACACAAAGATATGCCCGGTGCGGCGACACAATGCCCTGGCTTTGACGTGAAGTCATGGTGGGCCGAAGTCAACAAACCTGAACCGCAAACGAATATCCTGTCTGTAATCATCAACGCACTGTTATCCATTTTCGGAGCGAAGAAATGACGACAAAGACATACAAACGTGAAACGGCTTTGGTTATGCTGGTGCTACTTGGTGCATCTCATTTATGGGGTGTCTTTGATGAACGGGCGGCTGAGATGGCTGTCTACCTGACGACACCCGTATTCCTGTTTGCTGGCGCTGCGTTCGGCATGGACTCATACGCAAAGCAGGTTAGCAAGTGATGTTCAGCACCATCAAACATTATCTCTACGCCGTTGGCGCAGCCTTTATGGCTTTCTTGGGCATTTACCTATATCGAGAAGGCAGGGAACATGAGCGAGATAAGTTGTCACGCGACAACTTAGACGCCATGAAAGACGCAAAGGATGTTCGTGATGAAGTCACTTCTGATCCTCATTTCGTTGACCGCGCTCGTCAGTGGGTGCGCGACGACGACAGGTAACTATTGCGATATTTCAACACCTCTATACTTCGATTCTGAGCAAATCGTTGACTACCTGTCACAAAACGATGAAGCTACTT